CAGGCTGTTGTTCAGGACATTGCCGATGATGCTGCCGGTGGTGCCGCCATTGCCGAGCTGCAGCGTACCCTGGGTGATGGTGGTGCCGCCGGTATAGGTGTTCTCGCCGGTCAGCACGGTGGTGCCGTTGCCGTCCTGACGCACCGCGCCGGTGCCGGAGATGACGCCTGGTACGATGAAGGTGTCGCTGCGGTTGAAGGCGAGCGTGCCGGCATTCGCGACATTGCCGAGGATGCTGCCGCTGGTGCCACCATTGCCGAGCTGCAGCGTGCCGGCGGTGATCGTGGTGCCGCCGGTGTAGGTGCTGTTGCCGGTCAGCACCAGCGTGCCGGGCCCCTGCATCGCGAGCGTGCCTGCCGAGGCGCCGTCCGCAATCACCCCCGTCAGGGTCTGCGTCGTGCCCGCCGGCGGCACGATATTGCCGGTGCCGGTGATGGTGACGGCATTGGGCACCGTGAAATCGCTGCCGGTGAAGGACAGCGTCGTGCCATTCGCCATCGCCAGCACGCCGGTGCCGAGCGCTGACTCATTCCCGACCGCGATCGTGCCGGCGTTGAGGAAGGTGCCGCCGACATAGGTGTTGGCGCCGCTCAGGATGGTCGTCCCGGTCCCGTCCTGGCGGACAGTGCCGGTGCCGGAGACGACGCCGGCGAAGGTCGCCGTGTCGCTGCGGTTGAAGGCCAGCGTGCCGGCATTGGCGACATCGCCCTGGATGCTGCCGCTGGTCCCGCCATTGCCGAGCTGCAGCGTGCCCTGGGTGATCGTCGTGCCGCCGGTATAGGTGCTGTCGCCGGTCAGCACCGTGGTGCCCGTCCCGTCCTGGCGGACGGTGCCGGTACCGGAGACGACACCAGCGAAGGTCGCCGTGTCGCTGCGGTTGAAGGCCAGCGTGCCGGCATTGGCGACATCGCCCTGGATGCTGCCGCTGGTCCCGCCATTGCCGAGCTGCAGCGTGCCCTGGGTGATGGTGGTGCCGCCGGTATAGGTGTTCTCGCCGGTCAGCACGGTGGTGCCGGTGCCCTCCTGGCGCAGCGCGCCGGTGCCGGAGACGACACCCGCATAGGTCACGGCATCGCTGCGGTTGAAGGCGAGCGTGCCGTTGTTCAGGACGTTGCCCAGGATACTGCCGGAAGTGCCGCCGGCGCCGAGCTGGAGGGTGCCGGCGCTGATGGTGGTGCCGCCGGCATAGGTGTTCTCGCCGGTGAGGATGGTCGTCCCGATGCCGTCCTGGCGCACCGCGCCGCTGCCGGAGATGACGCCCGCGAAGGTCACCGCGTCGCTGCGGTTGAAGGCGAGCGTGGCGTTGTTCAGGACATTGCCGGTGATGCTCCCGGAGGTGCCGCCGGCGCCGAGCTGCAAGGTGCCGCCGCTGATGGTGGTGCCGCCGGTGTAGGTGTTCTCACCGGTCATCACGAGGGTGCCGGCGCCGAGCTTCTCGACCGCGCCGACGCCGCTCAGCGCCTGGGTCAAGGTAAAGGCGGTGCCGGCCTCGACGATGTCGAAGCCGCCGCCATTGGCGCCGAGCACGACCGGGCGCGGCGTACTGGTGAAGGCCGCACCCGTCACCTGCAGGATGCCGCCATCCACCGTCAGCGTGCCGGACGCATCGCCCAGCATCGCGTCGTTCGCCACCGACAGCGTGCCCTGCAGGATCGTCCAGGGCGTGACCTCGGTGGTCGCGCCGGTCAGGGTCCAGGTGCTGGCGCCGGTCTTCTCGAAGACGCCGAAACCCAGATACTGGGCGCCGAACAGCCCGACATTGAAGCTCGCATCCGTGGCGCCGCCGAGACGGAAGGTGTCGGCGGTACTGAAGGCCTGGACGTTGCCGGTCATGATGAAGCCGGCCTGGAGCTCGAGCGTGTTGGTGCCGCTGGTGAAGGTGACGGCATTCGCCCGCACGGAAGTGGGGCTCAGGCCGCCGGCGATGGTGCCGGAGGTGATGACGGTGAGATTGCCGCCGGTGACGCCGATGCCGCCGACGCCGTTGACGCCCGTCAACCCGGCGGTGCTGCCGGTGCCGCCCGCCGCACCCGCCGTGCCGTTGCCGCCCTGGATGGTGCCGGTGTTGGTGATCGTGGCGTTGGCATTAACGATGCCGGCGCCGCCATTAGCGCCACGGCCGCCATTGCCGCCGGCGCCGGCGGTGGTGCCGGTGCCGCCATTGCCGCCGACGCTGGGGAAGCCGGCATTGCCGCCGGTGATGAGGCCGGCATTGGTGACGTTGATCGCGGTGCCGCGTACGCCGGCGCCGCCTTCGCCGCTCCAACTGCCGTCACCGCCGCGACCGCCGACCCCGCCATTGCCGTTGCCGCCATTGCCGGCGATACCCCCGTTCCCGCCGACGCCGCCGATGATGACGCCGGCGCCGGTGTTGGTCAGGGTGAAGCCGGAGCCCGCGACGCCGGAGCCGCCATCGCCGCCGATGCTGAGGGGGCTGAGGCTCTGGGTGCCGCCACTCCCTCCGCCGGCGCCGCCATCGCCGCCGCGGCCGTTCGTGCCGCCATTGCCGCCGCGGCCGCCGGTGATGGTGAAGCCGTTGGTGACGTTGACGCCGGTCGAGAGGATGGCGGCACCGCCGTAGCCGCCATGCCCGGCATAGCCCGGCGGCCCGCCTGTCGCGCCCGCGCTGCCCGTGGTTCCCGACGCGCTGACGCCGCCATTGCCACCGATGCCGCCGGTGATGTTCCCGCTGGTGCTGGTGCTGCCGCCGCCGCTCAGGATCGCGCCGGCACCGCCGCCGCCGCCACCGCCGCCGTCATTGGTGGCACCGCCGGGGGCCGTGTTGAGGCCGGAATTGCCGCCGGTGCCACCGGTGCCGCCGATGATGTTGCCGGCCGGCAGCACCGAGCCGACGAAGCCGGCGCCGCCGCCGCCGCCGCCGCCGCCGGCGCCGGGCTGCGCCGTCCCGGAGCTGGCGCCGTTGCTGCCGTTGCCGCCGGTGCCGCCATTGGGATTGCCGGCGGTACCCGCGATGCCGCCGGCGCCACCGGCGCCGCCGGGAGCCGTCGGGCTGAACTGACCGCCCGGAGCGCCGGCGCCGCCGTCACCGTTGGGGGCGCCGTGGCCACCGTTTTGGATCGAACACCCTGCGGCACCGGCGCCCCGGCCGCCGCCGCCGCCGCCGCCCGGTCCGCCGCAGCCACCGCCGCCGCCGCCGCCGTTGCCGTCTGCCGCGAGCACCGGCCCGGCCAGCGGCAGGACGAGTGCCGCCGCCAAGGCGCCCATCGGCAGCAGCCGGGCGCGCGCCGAGGCCCTGGGCTCAGGCGAGGCGCCGACCAGTGCCGTCGTCCCGAACAGCCATGCCCGCGCACGGCGCGGAGACTGGCTGGACGCATCCATCGCGGGATGCTCGGCTTGCTGCGCGAGCGTGCGCACGGATCCGCCACGACCGGCGCGGGGCGCCGAGAGGGATGACTTCACTCAACTCTCCTGGGAATGAGCGTCCGGCTTCTGCAACCGGAACGGGGCTTAACGGGGTTGCGTATCTAGCAAACGGCTTGTCGACCTAGTCGGACACAATCACCGCGATGCCCCCCTGCCTGGAATGCTCCTGCAGATGCGTAACGTTGGATTTTCGTTCCGTCTATGGCAACTTCTACGCGTAATGAACAGGAATTACTCATCGTATACGATTGTCAGCCGCCGCTCATAATCGGTTTCAGCGAGGTTTTTACGCCTTTTGCCTATATGCAAGGCCCCGTCGGCCGTGTTCGTTTCGAATTCCGAATCAAGAGTTGTTGATCGGCTTCGCCGTAGCGCGGCACTTGATCGCCGGCCGTACCCGCCGCCCGGTCAGGGCGGCGGCGAGGGCGGCATCAGGATGCGGAACACGCTGCTCGTCGCCATCCGGTTCCGCGCGCGGCCGGTGACCCCTTCCTCCGCGCAGCCCTTGGCGGCGGGGGCGCCGAGAAGCTGCTCCTGCATCTCCCGCCGGGCATTGTCGGAAAGCGACCAGCCGAGCGGGATCGGCACGCAGCCGGGCGACAGCGCGAAGGCGATCTCGCCGATCTCGACGCAGGGCGTCAGCTCCACCTCCCGCGTGAGGTCGGCCGCGACCCGGGCGCGCGCGGCGGCGAGGCAATTGATGCGCGACTGCTCCACCGCCCGGCTCACCGCGGCGCGTGCCTGCTCGCCCCGCGCCTCCCGCGTTGCCATCAGGGCGCGCACCGGGGAGGCGAGCTCGGCGAGCCAGCCCGGCGGGTCCTGCGGCGCCGCGCCATAGGCATTGCCGGCATTGGTGGTCGCGCGGCTGTTCTCGATGCGCAGGATGTGCAGCGCGACCTGCCGGTCGCGGGCGATCGGGCGCAACGCATCCACCACCTCCAGCACCGTGGTCAGGCCGGAGTTCTCGAAATAGCCGCCATCGACCAGCCGCCGCCGCGGCCCCGGGCAGGGCAGCGTGCCGGCCGGCGTCATCAGCGTGAAGCGCGCGCTCAGCACCACGGCGGTGGTCAGCGGCACCTCGATGCCCGGCGCCTCCTCGCCCAGGGTGCGGAGGCGCGCCAGCGCGGTTGCCGGCGCATCGGCGGTCAGCCGCGGCGCGCAGCCGGGATCGGGTGCCGCGGTCGCGAGGCCCGGGGCGGCCCGCGGCGGCGCCGGGGGCGGCGCCGGCGGCGTGCCGGGCGGCGTCGCCGGGGCGTAGGGCGGCGGCATCGCCAAGTGGCTCACCGCCACGCGCCGGCCGGTGGCGACATCGGTGGTCAGCAGCATCAGCGCCGGCACGTCGCCCTCCGGCCCGTGCCAGACCGAGCGGAAGGGCAGGCCGTCGAGGTCCCGTCCCGTCCGCCGCTGCCAGGCGCGGTCGATGGCGCGTTCCAGGAAGCGGGTGCGGTCGGTGACGTCGCTGAAGGGCTGCCGGATATAATCGTCCCAGCCCCGCCGCAGCGCGCCGTCCGGCAGGGCGCGGCCGAGATCGGCCGGCACCAGCCGGGCAAGCAAGTCGGGCAGCAGCAGCCCGCGCACCAACGGCGACAGTAGGTCGGCATGCAGCGCCTGGGGCGCATCGGCACTGGCGCCGACCGACTTGAAGATGGAGGATCCGCCGGCGCCCGGCGCCTCGCAGAGTTCGACCGGCGGCGGCGCGGCGCGGGCCGGGCCGCTGCGGGGCTGGCGGGCCGGCGGCGCCGCGGCCGAGGCCGCGACCAGCGACGCCCCGACGCTGCCGCCCGAGACCCCGGCGATGAGGAAGGTGTGGCGCATGAGGCGCGGGCATCGCGCGCGCAACTCCTCCAGCACCAGCGCGGTGAAATAGGCGGCACGCGCCCCGCCGCCTTCGGCGGCGACCAGCAACACCGGGAAATTCCGCCCGGACCCATGCCAGCGCGCGACCTCCCCGCGCCTGGCGTCGAGCCAGGCGCCGAAGGCAAGATCGACCGGCATCGGCGCCGCCGCGGGGATCGCCGCGGCCTCCAGCCGGCGATGCTGGATGCCGTGATTGTCGCTGAGATCGGCGAGGGACCAGAACAGCGCCAGCAGCAGCACCGGCATCAGCAGCGGCAGGCGCCGCCGCGCCGAGAGCCGCACCAGCAGCAGCAGGCCGGCGCAGAGCGCCGTCGCCCAGAGCGGCAGGAAGAGCAGGGTCGGGATCTCCGCGTAGATCCCGAAGAAATACTCGAGGCTGCCCCAGCCGATGACCCAGGCGAGGAAGAGCATCGCCGCCGCGAAAGTCATGCCTTCCGACCAGGCGCCGGCCAGGCGCCAGGTGCCGTCGAGCAGCGCCCGCGCCCGCGACGGGGATGCCGCGCTGCCCCGGCGTTTGCGCAGGCGGCGGAACAGCGCGTCGAGGCCGCCGTCCAGGATGGCGTCGAGGATCGCGACGACCAGCGGGTAGAGGATCGTCAGGGCGAAGAGCCCGAAAAAGAACAGCGGCAGATAGATGACCCAGCCGCGCTGGTTGTCCCAGACCTTGGTCTCCCCGGTCAGCAGGTCCATCGGGCCGAGCGCCAGGAAGCCGGCGAGGAAGGGCGCCGAGAACACGAAGAGGACCACGGTCTTCTGCATCAGGGGCACATTGCGGACGCCGTCCGGCCAGCGGTGGATGCCGAGCGCGCGTTCCGCGAGGCCGGCGAGGCTGAGCGCCAGGTAGAGCGAGAGCGCGAACCACAGCAGTGACGCGCCGATCGCCCAGTACCAGGGCCAGCCGAGCATGATGCGCGCGGCCTCCGCACTCTGGTCCGGGATGCCGACCATGAGGATGTAGGCGACCGCGGTGATCGCCGGCGCCCGCGCCGCCTTCAGCGCATCGGTCAGCGCGAAGTACCAGGCGGGCCAGCGCTGCGGCTGGTCGAGATGCGATGGCGGCGCGGGCGGCGACTGACCGAACTCAGCCGGCTGGGCTTCCGGTGGAGTCTTGCTCTCGTCAGGCATCGTCGCCTCCCGCGCCGGCGGCACGCTGCCACGAAGCCGGCGCGCGCTTCCAGGCGGAAGCGCGGCGCGGCCGCGCGCGATGTGCGCGGGGTCACACCGACAAGGGCCTTGCATCGACCTGCCCCGCTCTGGATAGCCGCCATCAGAGCCGGATCGGTGCGGGAGACATCATCGCGTGGCAGCACAGCAGCGCAGCAGGATCGGCGACATCGCGGCGGCGCTGCCGCCGAAGCCCCTCGGCGGCATGCGCGCCGCGCTCGACGCGGCGGCGGCGGCGATCCTCGCGGCCGGGGATGGCGAGCCGCCGATGGCGCCGGCCGAGGCGCCGCCGGCGGCGGCGGCGGCCGAGCCGCTCTCGGTCGAGGATATCCGCGCGCTGGTGCGCATGAGCTACGCGGATGCGGCGGATGCGATCGACAGCCACCAGGCGCCGGAGCGGCAGCGCGCGCAGGACTATTACGACGGGCTGATCTATGACCGGCAGGACCGGCCGGAGCAGCTCGAGGACCTCGCGGGCCGCAGCGCGGTGGTGGCGCGCGAGGTCGCTGATATCGTGCACCAGATGCTGCCGGGGCTGATCCGCATCTTCACCTCCGGCGAGCGCGTCGTCGAATTCATCCCGCATGGCCCGGAGGATGAGGCCATGGCGGAGCAGATGACCGACTATGTCGGCTACTGCATCAATGCTGACGGCAATTCCTGGTTCGCGACGCTGCATGACGCGGTGCATGACGCGCTGCTGAAGAAGACCGGCATCGTGAAATGGTGGTGGGACGAGGCGGTGCGGGTCGAGGCGCTGGACTATACCGGCCTCGACCCGCTGACCGAGGCGCGGCTGCTCGCCGATCCCGCCATCGAGGTGCTGGAGCGGCGCGAGACGCTGATCCTGCCGGAGGCGCCGGCGCCGCTGATGCCGGGCCTGGTGCCCTCGCCGGCGATCAGCATCGACCTGCATGTCCGGCGCACCACGCGGCGCGGCGTGCTGCGGCTGATGGCGGTGCCGCCCGAGGAATTCGTCATCGCCCGCGACGCCCGCGACATCGACGGCGCGAGCTATTGCGCGCATCGCAGCCTGGAACGGATCTCCGACCTCGTCGCGCGCGGCGCCGGCGATGTCGAGACGCTCGCCCGGCATGCCACCGCCGAGGCGGATTTCGCTCTGAACGATGAGGCGACGCAGCGCGACCCGGCGCGGGCGCTGCCCTTCGATCTGCCCTCGATCGACCGCAGCGCCTGGCGGGTGCTGCATGTCGAGCATTTCATCCGCTACGACGCGGATGGCGACGGCGTCGCGGAGCTGCACCGCGTCTGCACCGTGGGCGCTGATTGCGACCTGGTGCTGAGCGATGAGGTGGTGCCGGAGGTGCCGATGGCGCTCGGCTCCCCCGTGCGCCAGCCGCACCGCGTCATCGGCAGCTCGATCGCCGACCAGACGCTCGATCTGCAGGACCTGAAGACCGGCATCCTGCGCTCGGTCATGGACAGCCTGGCGGAGGCGCTGGACCCGAAGCTCGGCGTGGTCGAGGGCGCGGTGAACCTCGACGACGTCGCGAACAACGAGCGCGGCGCGATCATCCGCATGAAGGCGCCGGGCATGGTGCAGGCGCTGGCGCAACCCTTCGTGGGCGCCGAAGCGATGGGCGTGCTGGCCTATGTCGACGAGGTGAAGGCGCAGCGCACCGGTATCACGCGGGCGAGCCGCGGCCTCGACCCCGAGGCGCTGCAATCGGCAACCAAGGTCGCGGTGCAGAACACCATCGAGGCGTCGCAGGAGCGCGTCGAGATGATCGCGCGCACATTGGCGGAGACGCTGGTCAAGCAGGTGTTCCGCGGCGTGCTGCGGATGCTGGTGCGGCATCAGGACCGGCCGCGCATGGTGCGCCTGCGCGGCCAATGGTCGGAGGTCGATCCGCGCGTCTGGGATGCGGAGATGGATGTCTCGGTCAATGTCGCGCTCGGCCGCGGCCCGGATAGCCAGCGCATGGCCTTCCTGATGATGGTGCTGCAACAGCAGCAGCAGATCCTGACGACGATCGGGCCGGACAACCCGCTGGTCACCATCCGCCAGTTCCGCGCAACCTTGGCGGAGATCGTGCGCCTCGGCGGCTACAAGGATGCGAACCGCTTCTTCCTCGATCCGGGTGCGGCCGACGACATGGCCTTCCGCGCGAAGGCGCAGCAGGCGCGCGGCCAGGGCGCGGCGCCCGACCCCGGCGCGGCGCTGGCGCAGGCGCAGATCCAGAACGGCCGCATGGAGGCCGAGGCGAAGATCGCCACCAACCGCCTCGATGCCCAGGTGAAGCTGGAATCCCAACGTCTCGAAGCCTGGAAGGCGCAGCAGGCCGACGATCGCGAACGCGACCGTCTGGATGCCGACATCACGCTTCGGGCCTACGAGATGCAGCTCAAATACGGCGCCCAGGTGGATGTTGCGGCGATCCGGGCGCTGGTCGATCGCGACCGGAATGCCATGCAGGCGCAGCCAGCAGTCGCCGCGCCGGCCGAGGAGACCATGCAATGACCGGACTTCTGGGTGGCGGCGAGCCTGATCCCGGCGACGAGGCACGTGCCTACATCGTGGCACGGCGCCCTTCGCTGCTGCCGTCCGACTTGGATGATATGCTGGCCGCCTATCAGGCCAGTTCAGAGAGAGCCGGGCTGCTGCGGCCGCAGCGTCAGGGGCCGTCGCTGACGCTGCCGTCGCCGGACATGCGGCCTGGCGAGCCGGTGCGGAACCCGCTGGCCGGGTTCCCTGGTGAGCCCGAATATGTCCACCCGGGCGTGGCTCAGCGGCGGCTTGATGAGGCCATGTTCGCGCTGGGTTTTGCCGGCCGCATTCGGCCGATCGCGCGTGCAAATGCGGGGGCAGTCCGGTATAATATGACCAATGGCTCGATACCTCCCGATCGGGGCGATTCCCCGCCCGCCCCTCCTCGACCGCCTGGCCCGCCGAATGGTTCCAATGCATCTGCGTTCCCCGCGGTGGACCCCGAAGGGCGACATCTCACGGCGCCGTGGCGGGCGGGGCGTACTTCAGAGGGGAGTTTTTCACCGCTTCCATCAGAGGCTCGTGAGTATCTTCTAGACTACCTGGCGCAGCGGGGCGTTGCGCGCGATGTCCCCGGCCCCGAATTTCCACGCATCCGTAACGGCAGGATAGAGAGCGTTTACTCGCTGCGCGGCGCCTGGGCGCAGGGGCGCGGCGAAGCGACGGCGCGTATGGCCTCGGCGCGCATTCGCGAAGGCAATCCACGCGGCGGCCAGACAGAAATGCACGAAGTCGGCCATGGCGTGCATTCCGGGCTGACGGGCGACGCCCAAATGCCGCGACACGTGGTGACCGAACTGGGGCGGGTCCTCTCCGCTGGCGGCGAACGAGTTGGCTCTCAAGCTGAACGCAATGAGCTGTTTGCTGAGGGGCTTGGAACCTATCTGCGCAATCCGGAGCTGATATGGACGCGGGCCCCGAGAGCCGCGGCGTACTTCCGCTCCCTCATCAACACGGACGAATTCCTGTCCCGCTATTTCCAATTGCAGGGAGCGGCCGGTCTGATGATGGGCGCTGGTGGGGGACTGCTGGGTGCAGGGGAGGGAGAAGCGCAATGAAGCGCCGTGGCCTTCTCGATGCCGAGCCCTCCGGCCAGGTGACCGCGCCGCGGCGCACCTCCGTGCGCGGCACGCCGCATCACCTGGCCTACATCACCGCGCAGGAGGCGGCGCTGCTGCGCGCGCGCGGCGGCGGGCTGACGCGCGACGGCCGGCCATTGCGCGGCCCGGCCGGCCTGCCGGCCTTCGACAACAGCGGTGACGGCGGCGATGGGGCGGGCGATGGAGCAGGCGCGGACGGCGCCGATGGCTCCGGTGCCGGCGCCGCCGATGGTCACGGCGACAGCGGTGCGGCCGATGGCCATGGCAACAGCAGTGCCGCCGACGGGCACAGCAACAGCAGCGGCCCGGATGGCACCAGCGACGGCAATGGTGGCAATGGCGATCATGGTGGCTACGGCCTCGCCAACTATCTCGGCTCGCTGCTGCCCCAGGGGCCGGACCCGCGCGCCGCGCAGCGCGATGCGTGGCGCAGCGCGCTGACCGCGCCGATCGACCAGGCGCCGCGCAACTTTGTCGCCGGCGGCGCCATGCCAGGCGCGCCGCAGGCGCCGGTCGCGGCCTACAACTACGGTGCCTTCCCGGCTGCGCCGCCGGCCATCGGTGCGCTGCAACCGCTGCCGGCGGCGCCGGCGCCGGGCAACCCGCCCGCGAACGGCGGTGGCCTGCCACCAGTACCCAATCTCGGCCTGCCGAGCTACGCACCACCGCGCTACGGCATGCAGCCCGCGACGCTGGCGCGGCTGCAGCAGGTCGGCGTGATGCCGCGCTACGGCGCGGTGGGGCTCGCCGGAAGTCCTGACTTCAACGCCCTGCTGGGCAGAATGCGTTGATGCGCTCGCGCGATCCGGAATACCCCACCGACCGCGTGCCGCCGGTGCCGCGCGGGCTGCTCGCGCATCCCGATCCGATCGAGAATATTCGCGTGTCTCTCCGATCCGCCGCCGGACGACGGCGGGCGTTCCTGATGCCGCGCTACGGCGCGGTCCCCGGCCGGCTCGATGGCAGCCTTCCATCCGACGAAGCGCCTTGACCTGGAGGCCCTTCCCGCTCTGGGGAAGGGTGTGCGTCTGGCATACTCGGACCGTGATTCCCTATCGCCCCACGCGCATGGAACCGCACCCGGCTATGTGGGAGCGGATGCGCTGGCAAAACATGGCGCAGCTTCTCCGCCAACCGCGCCGGGTCAACCGGGGCGACATCGCGCTGTTCCGCGGTAAGGACCGCCGGTAGTCCGGCGGCCCACGGGGATCTGGCGTCGGAAGCAGCTTCGGTACGAGACCAGGTATCCTTGGCGCAGGCCGGCACGATACTGCTGAGACCAGCGGCAATCCGCGAGCAGGCCTCGGCGGCGGCGCTTGCCGCAGTTCTACCGTAGCCGCCGTTGGATCAAGCGCGGCCATATTTCACACATGTACCGCGGCCCTCGCATCATGGGCATGGTCTGGAGCGATCCCCCGGCTTCCGCCCGACTTTCACCGCGCTGCCGCGGGAAGCGATCCGACGCTCAACGTGGCGAGGCGTGCGTTCCGAGAAGCGCAGTACCAGGCGTAACCAACAGTCGACGGCCGGAGGGTAACCGGTAAGGCATGACGGCTGTTGCCATCGTGCCGCCGGCCTGTCGGCGGCCGCGGCGAACAACCCTCCCGATCCTGCGCAATCCGCGGCGATCAGCGCCGTCGATCTCCTTCTCCGCACTTCCCGCTTGCATCCCTCCCCCCTGCTCTGGATAGGCGCTGAGGTGGAGACAGCGATGGCACGCAGCCCCGACACCATCATCACCGAAGCCGATGCCGCCGCGCGCCAGGCACGCGCGGCGATCGAGCATCCCGGCCTGCAGCGCGCCTTCGCCAATGTCGAAGCGCATTGCCTGGCACAGATCCGCCACTCCGATCCCGCGCATGGGCGCGAAGAGCGGGAGGCCGCCTTCCTGATGCTGCGCGCCCTCGATGCGCTGCGCGCGGATCTCGCGGCGGCCGCCGCGGGTGCGGCCATCACGAAGCGCAACCTCCGCTTCGAACTGCAACGCAAGAGCAGGAGCTGACATGGCGTCCGAGATCACCATCGCCACGTCCGACACGCCCCAGGGCACCGACGTGGAAACCGCGGCATCCAGCATCGCCGAACTCCTGGCCCGCGACAGCGGGGAACCAGGTGCCGCGGCGGCCCGCATGCCGCAGGCCAAGGCTGACGCAGCCGAGGCGCAGCATCCCGGATCCGACGGCGAGACGCCGGTCGATGCCGAAGGCTCCGAGCTGGAGCCCGAGGTCGAGATCGAGCCCGAGGATCCCCCGGCCGAGGCGGATGAAGACGCCGCGGAGCCCGACCCCGCGAAGACGCTCGTCACCGTCGAGATCGACGGCAAGTCGCAGCGGCTTCCGCTGGCGGAGGTGACCCGCGGCTATCTCCGCCAGGCCGACTACACGCGCAAGACGCAGGCGCTCGCCGAAGACCGCAGGGGTCTCGACGGCGAAGCGTCCGCGGTGCGGCAGGAGCGCCTTCAATACGCGCAGCTCCTCCCGGCTCTCGCCTTCCAGATCCAGCAGATGCAGGGTCCGGAGCCGGATTGGGCGCGCCTGAAGGAGGAAGACCCGGTCGGCTACATGCTGAAGCGCGAGGAATGGCGCGAGAGCCAGTCCCGCATGGACGCCGCGCGGCAGGAGTATGAGCGCGTCCGCGCGGCGGAAGCGATCGCGACCGAAGACGAGATGCGCGCGAAGCTCCATCATGAAAGCGATCTGCTCGTGCAGGCGATGCCCGCCTGGCGCGACAGGGAGCGCCGCAACACCGACCGGATCAAGGTGCGGGAGTATGGCCTCGGGCTCGGCTGGTCGGAGGAGGAGCTCTCCTCCGTCATCGATCATCGCGCGGTCGTCGTCCTCTACAAGGCGATGAAATACGACGAGGCCATGCAGAAGCGTCTGTCTCCGCAGCCGCCGAGGCCGGCATCGCCCTCCCCGCGGCCGGGTGCGCAGCATCCCGGACCGCGGCAGGGCGCCGACCTCGTGCGCGCCAAGCAGCGTCTGGCGAAGTCCAACAGCCTGCGCGACGCGCAGGCGGTGATCGAAAAACTCCTCTGAAGGAGAGAACCCGGCCATGGCCAAGGTCACGAACGCATTCACCACCTATGGCGCCAAGGGCAACCGCGAGGACCTGGCGAACGCAATCTACAACATCGACCCGAGCGACCGTCCCTTCATGACGGCGATCGGCACCCGCAATGCCACCAACGTCCAGTTCGACTGGCAGACCGAGAACCTGCCGGCCGTGAACAAGGCGAACCGCAAGGAGGAAGGGTTCGAGCTGTCGCGTTCCGTCGCGCAGCCGACGGTACGGCGGTCCAATGTCTGTCAGATCTCGACCCGCGACGCGACGGTCTCCGGCTCGCAGGAGAGTGCGGACGCCGCCGGCAAGCGGGGCGAGATGGCGCATCAGATCGCGCTGAACGGGAAGGCGCTGCTGCGCGACATGGAGAGCATCCTGGTCGGCGAGCAGGCGCGGGCGAATGGCGACGACACCACGCCTACCGCACGCGCGACCCGAGCCTTCGAGCACTGGATCACGACCAACGCGTCCTATGGCGCGGGCGGCGCGAACCCAGTGAGCGAGACCGCCGCGGTCACCGATGGCACGCTGCGCGCCTTCACCGAGGCGCTGCTGGCGGACGCCATCCAGGAGACCTATGAGAATGGCGGCGAACCGACGCTGCTGATGATGGGCCCTTACGCGAAGCGGAAGTTCTCCGGCTTCGCGGGGCGCGCCAACAGCCGCGTGAAGATCGACGCGGACGAGATCGTCGCCGCGGCGGATTTCTACCTCTCCGATTTCGGCGAGCTGAAGGCGGTACCGTCGCGCTGGCAGCGCCCGCGCACCGTGCTCGGCATCGATCCGGAATACGCAAAGGTCGCCTATTACCGGCGGCTGAAGACCGAGGAGATCGCGAAGGTCGGCGATGCCGAGACCCGGATGCTGGTCGCGGAGTACGGGCTCGAGGTCTCGAACGAGGCGGCGCATTTCAAGATTGCCGACATCGCGCCGTCGGCGGCCGACGAGCCGTGAGGCGACAGGGCGGAGGGCGCTACGCCCTCCGCCACCCTTTCCGTATTCGGGGATGCAGCATGGCGACGGAGCGGCACATCTATGACCAGCATGGCGGCATCATACGCACCCTGGTGTGGAACCCGGCGGAGACGGAAAGCCGCCAGGGCGGCGCCATGCATTTCGTCACCAGCCAGGATTGCGACGCCATCCTCGCCGCCAACCGGCGCGACGCGGAGCTCGACCAGCGCGGGCGGCCCTTCCGGCTCGCGGCGCGGGTGCCGTTGGCGGTCGTCGATCGCGCGGTCCGGGAGGGATGGATGAATGACCGCGCCGCCTGGCGCCGCTGGCTGAACGACGCCGACAACCGGGCCTTCCGCGTGGCCGGAGGGCGCATCTGATGGCGCTCTCGACCTATGCCGAGCTGCAGGCGAGCATCGCATCCTGGCTGAACCGCCGCGACCTGACGGACCGCATTCCGGATTTTATCCGCCTCGCCGAGGACGACATCAACGCGAAGCTGCGCGACCGGCGGATGCACCGCTATGTCGATGCGCTGATCGCGGATCAGCCGGTGGCGCTGCCGGAGGATTGGCTGGAGGCAGTGCGGCTGACGCCGAAAGGGCGGCACCGACCGCTGGTGCTGACGACGCTGGATCACATCCAGGCCCTGCGCGGCCGCCGCCTGCCCTTCGGCGCCGTGCCGCCCGGATATCCCGCGGTGACCGGCGCGCCGGAATACTATGCGGTCGCCGGCACCGTGCTGGAATTCTTCCCGCTGCCGGCGCAGCCGGCGGCCATCGAAATGGTCTATTTCCAGAAGCTGCCGCGGCTTGGCCCCGATACGCCCAGCAACTGGCTGCTGGCCGAGGACAGCGCCGCCTATCTCTATGGCAGCCTGGTGCAGGCTGAGCCCTATCTGAAGAACGATGCGCGGCTCCCGACCTGGGCCGGCCTCTACAAGGACCGCATCGACAGCCGCAACCGAGCGACGGAGGCGGCCCGCTTCAGCGGCGGGCCGATCCGGCGCGTGCGCAGGGGATTCCGCTGATGCCGGGCTTCACGAACTATCTCGAAGAGAAGGTGATCCGTCATGTGTTCCGCGGCGCGGCCTTTCCGCAGCCGGCAGGGATCCATGTCGCGCTTTTCACCGTGGCACCCGGCGAGGCCGGCGGCGGGACCGAGGTGAACGGCGCCGCCTATGCGCGGCAGCCGGCGAGCTTCGCCTTTGCGCTGGATGGCACCAGCGGCCGTTGGACGGCGAGCAATGACGCGACGGTGCTGTTCCCGGTTGCGGGCGCCGGTGGCTGGGGCACGGTGAGCTGGTTCGCGCTGTTCGATGCGGCGAGCGGCGGCAACATGCTGGCCTATGCGCCGCTCACTGACCCCGCGAGCGGCTTCGTGACGCCGCTGCCGAAGACGGTCGATTACGGCGACGCGATCCGCTTCGAGCCAGCGGCGCTGCAGGTGGCGCTCGACTGATGCCGGTCAGCGGCCGCACCCGCCCCTTCGGCGCGGGGCCCTATGGCTTCGCCGCCTTCGGTTCATGGCGGCTGGACCGGGCCGCCGCGCGTGCGCTGGCGGGCGTTGCCGCCAGCGGCGGCGTGCTGCGGTCGCGGATGGGCATGGTCCGCGCCGCGGCGGTCTCGGCCGCGCTGGGCGGGGCGCTGAACCCGAAGGCCTCCGGCGGCGCGCTGACGGCGGTGAGTGCGGCGTTGGGCGGCATCCGGCGCGATGGTGTGCTTGGCGCCCATGCGGCCGCGGTCAGCGAGATGCGGGGCGACCTGGCACGGGCGCTCGGCGGCTTCGGCCTGGCGGCGGCGCAGAGTGCCCTGCGCGGCCGGCTGCGCGAGCTCTGGGACCGGCCGGATGACACGCCATCCGCGCCGGCCTGGGACCCGGGCGAGCTTGGCGGCAGCGGCCCCTGGCTCCCCTCACCGATACCTGGCGCGCCCGCCTGGGTGCCGCAGCAACCCGCGGAGCGATAGCGATGGCCGACAGCTTCACGCCGACCCTCAACCTGACCAAGCCGGAGATCAACCAGAGCATCAACACCTGGGGCAACAAGCTCAACGGCGACATGGATCTGATCGACCAGTTCGCGACGGAGACCGATGGGCGCCTCGATACGCTGGAGGCGCGGGCGACGGCGCTGGAGAAGCTGGCCTACCCGGTTGGCGGCATCATCATGTGGAGCGGCGCTCTCAATGCCATCCCCGCCGGATGGGCGCTGTGCAACGGCGCGAACGGCACGCCGAATCTTCAGGAGAGGTTCGTTCTAGGCGCCCACCCCGGACGACTTCCCGGTGATGCGGGCGGCGCGTTCAGCCAATTCGTTGGCACATCGGCGGCCGGCGCGCACGCGCACACGGGCGTTACGGCGCCCCACGCCATCACCGAAGGGCAGATGCCCTTCCACGCGCACGGGGTGTTCGATCCTGGGCATGCGCATCCGATGTTCGATCAGTCGGGGATTGCCGGCCCAAACGGCGCCGGAAATAGGTTTGTCAATGTCACTGTCGGCAACGACATCGGACCAAAGGGCACTGACGCCGCCGGCACCGGCATCTCGATCGCAGGAGCTGGCGGCAATCAGGGGCACGCCCACGGCATCGTTGCCGACGGCAATCATGCCCACACGGTCACCGTCCCGACAGTGCCGCCCTACTACGCGCTTGCGTTCATCATGAAGCTACCGCCGACCTAGCGCTTCTGGGCGGCTGGTGAAGCCCATCGCCAGGTGGCAGTATGGGCGCAAATGCGCCAAGGCTCCTCATCGACGATGACTTCGCCCGTTCCCGACCACGATGACCTCAGCAACCAAGGCGAGCGCGCCATAGTTCGGGATAACTTCCTTTATTGGGCGCATCTCTCGATCTATCGATTCGGCGCGGCCTTCGCGACCGGGCAGAGGGTGCTCGATGTTGGCTCGGGCTCGGGGTATGGGGCAGCCTATTTGGCACGGCATGGTGCTGCCGCAGTGGAGGCGCTGGAAGGTAGCCCTGAAGCCGTGGAGCACTCGCGCCGCCGCTATGCGGCCGACCGCGTCAATTTTCGGGTGGCCGACCTGAACCGGCCTCTTCCCTTCGGCGATCACGAGTTCGGCCTGGTCTTCAGCTCCAACGTCTTCGAGCACGTAGCGGCGGTCGATCAGCTCGCTGCCGAGTGTGCGAGGGTCGTTGCCCCGGATGGCGCCGTGCTGGTGGCGGTGCCGCCGATTTCCAACCCCGCCGCGATGGAGCAGGACATCGCGAACGAATTCCATGTTCATCACATCCCGCCCACCGCCTGGCGCGCAAAGCTCCATCGCTTTTTCGAAGAGGTTCAATGCCATGGCCACTTCGGCGCTGGGCGCTTCGCTAGCTCGGAGGCGATAGTCAGGGAGGCCGCGCTTCCTGAGCGACAAGGCTCGATGCGCGAGACCGATTTCACCTTCCCGCCCGTCGAGGCCGAGTGCCTGATGATGGGCGATAGCGTGTCAGCGATCTTTGTCTGCCGCCACCCTCGGGCCGAACCCCTGCCGGGGACCCTGGCCGAGCGGACGCCGACGGACTGGCAGGAAGGCGCCGCGGCTGCGCGCGTGATTACCTCCCTTAAGGCAGCGAACCGGGCGCTACACGCGCGCGGCGTTCTGCCTCCAGGCCTGCGCGATTCCGGTCTCTGGCGCCTCTCCTCCCCAATCCGGTGGGGACTGCGCCGGCTGCGCCGGCTGCGCCGCGAATAGCCGCCGCCGGCCCGTCACCCGCCTCACCCAATCATTTCCGCTTGCCTCCTATCCTCGTCCTCTGGACAGGGATCGTGGAGGTACCCGGAATGGCCACGACGACCCCGAACCTGGGACTGACCAAGCCCGACCCGAACGGCGATGACGACGCCTGGGCGCCGATGCTGAACGGCAATGCCGATATCCTGGACACCCAGGTCAAGGCAGCGCTCGACAATGCCGCGGCGGCGAACGCCAATGCCAATGGTCGCGTCTCCAAGGCCGGCGATACGATGACGGGCGCGCTGACCCTGGCACCGGCGAGCGGGACAGGCGCCAGCTTCCGCGTTGCAACGACGGGCGCCGCCGATTCCAATCTCTATATCGACGGCGCTGCCGGCCGCTGGCGCCTGGCCAGCTTCCGCACCGGCACGTCCCGGCGCTGGTATATCGGCGCCAATACCGCGGCCGAAACCGGCAGCAACGCCGGCAGCGATTTCGTCATCACGCGCCTCAACGACAGCGGCGCCGGCGACGTCACAGCGCTTGGGATCAATCGGGCAAACGGCGCCGTGACCATTGGCGGCGCGCTGACGGCCGGCAATGGCCTTTCCGTGATCGGAAGCATCAGCGCCTCCGCGGGCATCAACTGGAGCTCCCACGGTAAGGCGCTCTACGCCAGCCAGGGCATCGGCCTGGTGCTCAGTACCAGCGACTACATCACCAACCCAGGCAATGTCTGGAACCAGATCCTGGTGCAAGGCGATCCCGGCTGGGGGAGCGCCATCAATCTCCAGACGATCCACGCCACAGGCGTCTATACGGCGATGCGCATCGGCATCGGCGCGACCGCCTTCGACTTCCGCAACGACGGTGGCGCTTACAAGGCCGGCGGCGGTCCCTGGTCCGATATCTCAGACGAGCGCTTCAAGGAACGCATCGAGCCCTATACCACCGGCCTCTCCGCCATCCTGCGGATCACCCCGAAGGTCTATAGCTACCGCGCCGCGACCGGGCGCGATCCGACCCGGCGCTACATCGGCGGGATCGCGCAGGACATGCTTCGGGCGATGCCCGAGACCGTCACGGCCAGTCGGGAAATTCTCGGCGAAATCGACCTGGAGGACGCGCTGCGCCTCGATGCCGGTCCCCTCCCCTGGGCGCTCGTCAACGCGGTCAAGGACCTGCACGCGATCGTCCAGGCCCAGGCCGCCCGCATCGCGGCGTTGGAGGCCGCGCTCTGACCTGGCCGCGCCCGGCTGTCCTCCCCGCACATCGCAAACGGAGCCATCCGCATGACCCCACCCGTCGACGCCCGCGCCTTCGGCGCGCTGGAAGCGGAGGTGCAGCACCTCCGCGAGGAGATGGCCGACCTCAAGGCGTCGGTCACCGCGCTGACGCGGCTGCTGAACGAGGTGCGTGGCGGCTGGCGCGTCGTCGGGCTGCTGGTCGCGACGGCGGCCGCGATCGGCGCGGCGCTCGCCTGGTTCGCGCGGCTGCGCTGATGGAGACGCCGCGATGACCCGCCCACGCAAGCCGCCCATGGCGCAGAACCCGCTCGTCGCGATGGCCGAGCGGCTGAGCGAGGCGGGGACCCGCCTCGCCTGCCTCGCCTGGATCAATGACGACGGCCAGGTCGAGGTCGCGACGACCGAGGGCATATCGCCGATCACCGCGGTCGGGATCCTCTCGACCGCCGCGATCTGGCTCGCGGCACCGGAAGGAGAAAGCGACGCATGACGCTGGACGCAGGCACCCGCAGGGTGAACGGCGCGACGCTCGCGCTGATCAAGCAGTGGGAGGGCCTGCGGCTCTCCGCCTATCAGGATGTCGCCGGGGTCTGGACCATCGGCTATGGCCACACTGGCGACGTGCGCATCGCGCAGCGCATCACGGAGGCGGAAGCCGAGCGCCTGCTGCGCCAGGACCTCGCGCGTTTCGAAGTTGCTGTCGATGAGGCGGTGATCGTGCCGCTCAATGACAACCAGTTCGGCGCGCTGGTTAGCTTCGCCTTCAATGTCGGGGAGCGCGCCTTCACGACCTCCACCCTGCTGCGCAAGCTGAACGCGGGCGACTATGCAGCGGTGCCGGCCGAGCTCGCGAAGTGGAACCGCGCCGGCGGCCGCCGCGTCGCCGGCCTGGTCAACCGCCGCGCGGCCGAGGCCGGGCTCTGGGTGCGCGGCGACTACGTCGCGGGCAACACGGTCGAGGCCGCGCCGCCGGCCGGGCCGGTCGCAGCCAACGCGACGCCACTGACGATCGGCGGCGCGATCGGCGCGGCCGGCCCGGGCCTGGCGGCGCTGGTCGGGCTGCCCTGGCAGGCGGTGGCGGCGATCGCGCTGGCCGCCGCCGCGGTTGCGGTCGCGGTGATCCTGAGCCGCCGCGCAGCCTTGGCATGAGTGCGCTCCTCGCGGCCTGGAGCTGGTTCGCCGGGACCAAGGCCGGCCGCATCCTCCTCGCCGTCGGCGTGGCGGTTGCGGCGCTCGGCTATGCCTTCCTCAGCGGTCGACAGCAGGAACGCCTGCAGGCGGGCAACCGCGCCCTCGGGCGCGACATCGAAAACCGGAGGACCCGTGATACGGTGGAGCGTGCTGTGGCTCGCGAGCCTGACCCTGCTGAGCGGCTGCGCCGGGACTGGTCGCGGGATTGACGCCTGCGGGCCGTGGCGGCCGATCCTGGTCAGCCGGCAAGACGCGCTGACGCGCGGCACGGCCGCCGACATCCTGGCGCACAACGAGACCGGGCGCCGGCTCTGCGGATGGTAACGGATGCCGCGCGGCGATCAGCCTCGCCGCGCGGCGCCGATCAATGGCTTCGGCCGTTGCGGAAGGCGTAGGCGTAGCCGTTCAGCGCCGGCGCGCCGCCGAGATGGGCATAGAGGATCCGGCAGCCAGCCGGGAAATAGCCCTGCTTCACCAGGTCCATCATTCCCGTGCATCAACCCTTGCATCACACCCCCGTCCACTGGACAGGGATGGCGGAGGTGCCGCGATGGCGATGCAGCCGATCAAACTGCCCCCGGGTGTGGTGAAGGCCGCGACGCCGTCCCGCGCGCGGAACCGCTACTGGGATGCGAACCTCATCCGCTGGCGCGGCGACCATCTGCTGCCGGTCGGCGGCTGGCAGCGCAACACCGCGGCACCGCTCGCGGAACCCGTTCGCCGCCTCTCGGCCTGGCGCGACCTGCAGGACATCTTCCGCATCGCGCTCGGCAGCGACAGCAAGCTGCAGATCCTCGAAGGCGGCACGGTCACCGACATCACGCCCGCCGATTTCGAGCCGACGCCGCCGCTCGCGACCGAGAGCGGCTATGGCATCGGCCCCTACAATGCCGATGCCTATGGCACGCCGCGGCCGCTGGCCGATGGGCGGCTGTTCGGGCGGCCGGTGATCTGGAGCCTCGACAATTTCGGCGCTAACCTGCTGGCACTCTGCGGCAGCGACGGGCGCCTGCTGCTCTGGGACACCACGGTGCTGCCGCTGCCGGCGAAAGCAGCCCCGGTTGCCGATGCGCCGCAGCACAGCATCGCCATGCTGGTCACCGAGGAGCGGCATGTGATGCTGTTCGGCGCCGGCGGCGTGCCCTATCGCGTCGCCTGGTGCTCGCGCGAGGACATCAACGACTGGGATTTCGCCAATCCCGGCAACAGCGCGGGCTTCTTCGACCTCTCCATCTCCGGCTTCATCGTCAATGCGGTGCGCGTGCGCGGCGGCGTGCTGATCTTCACGGACAGCGATGTCTGGCTGGCACGCTATATCGGCCAGCCCTTCGTCTATGCCTTCGAGCGCATCGGCGAAGCCTGCAGCCTGTTCAGCCCTTACAGCTTCGCGAGCAGCAGCAGCACGGTGATCTGGATGGGCCGGCAGACCTTCTGGGTCTTCGATGGCGGCGCGGTGCGGCCGCTGCCTTGCGACGTCGCCCATTTTCTCTTCGCCGGCATCGACGCCTTCGCGGGCCAGTCGCGCGTGCATGCCGCGGTGAACGGCCTCTTCCCCGAAGCCTGGTTCTTCTACCCGTCCCAGGGCCAGACCGAATGCGACCGCTACGTGATCTGGAACTGGCAGGAGAACTGGTGGTCGGTCGGCGCGCTGCCGCGCAGCGCCATGCTGGCGGCGAGCGTCGCTCCCTATCCGGTGATGGCCGGCAGCGACGGCCATATCTTCGAGCATGAGAAGGGCTGGACCGCCGCCGGGCTGACCCGGGTCGGCGAAGTCTGGGCGGAGACCGCGAATATCGCGATCGGCGGCGGCGACCAGCGCATCGAGGTCTCTCAAGCGCAGTTCGACAGCGGCCATGGCTTCGCGGCGACGCGCATGCTGGCCTTCACCAAGGAGGCCGGCGACGGCCCCGAATACGTCGAGGGCCCCTTCATGCCCGGTGCGGATGGCTGGACCGATTGCCGTTTCTCCGGCCGCGACATCCGGCTGCGCATCGAGGCAGCGCAGGACGGCGACTGGAGCCTCGGCGAGCTCCGGCTTGACGCGCAGCCGGGGGCGGGGCGATGAGGCTCGACCTGCCCGATCCCGGCGCCGGCCCGCATGCGGTGGCGCTGCGCCAGGCCTTCGACGCGCTGCGCCGCGGCTTCCTGGCCCTGCACTCCACGCAGGAAGCCGCGCCCGCGATCCTGCTGCAGGCGCCGGACCGCAGCGTCTGGCGCGTCACCGTCAGCAATGCCGGCGCGCTCTCGGCCGAGAAGATCCAGGGATGACGGAGGGCGAAGCCCGCCTGCTCGCGAAGCTCGAGCGCGCGGTCGCCGAGGATGGCGGCATGACGACGCTCGCCGATGTGGTGGCCGCGATCCGCGCAGGCCGCGCGCAGTTCTGGCAGCAGGGCGACACGGTCGCGGTGACGGAGATGCTGCGCTACCCGCGCGGCCTCGCGCTGCGCCACTGGCTGGCGGCGGGCAACATCCACGAAGGCTGCGCCCTGCTGCCCGCCATCGAGGGCTGGGCCCGCGATCGCGGTGCGCTGCGCGCCGAGGCCTTGGGCCGCAAGGGTTGGGCGCGACTCGCGCGCCGGCACGGCTACGCGCCGCGCGCCACGCTGTATGTGAAGGAGCTTTGAGATGGGCGGATCCGCACCGAAGAACACGACGCAGACCACCGAGCAGCGGTTGCCGCCATGGCTCGATGCCTATGCGCAGGACACGCTCGACTTCTCGAAGGAAGTCGCGGACCGGCCGCTGCAGCAATATGACGGGCCGCGCATCGCCGGCTTCTCACCGGACCAGCTCGCGGCGCAGCAGGGCGTGCGCGGCATGCAGGGGCAGACCGGCAACTTCCTGCAAGGCCTCGCCGTCGGCGCCCAGGGCCTCGCCGGCTATCAGCCGCAACAGGTCACGGCCGGCACGCTGCCGGGCACCGATCTCGGCGCCTACATGAACCCTTATCTGAGCGCGGTCGAAACCGGCGCGCTGAACGGGCTGGAGCAGCAGCGCCAGGCGGCGCAGAACAGCCTGGCCGATCGCGCAGTCTCGGCGCGCGCCTTCGGCGGCAGCCGCCAGGCGCTGCAGGCGGGCGTCGTGGACGCGACGGCGGCGCAGAAGGCGGGCGAGCTCTCCGCCCAGCTCCGCAGCGGCGCCTTTACCAATGCCCAGGCGATGGCACAGCAGGATCTGACGCGCGGCTTGCAGGCGGCGATGGCGAACCAAAGCGCCGGGCTGCAGGGCGCCGGGCTGAACCTGCAGGCGCTCGGCCTCGCCGGGCAGCTCGGGCAGAACGCGCAGCAGGCGAACTACACGGACATCGCGGCGCTGGAGGGTATCGGCGGGCAGCAGCAGCAGCTCGACCAGGCCAATCTCGACCAGAACTACGCGCGCTTCCTGGAGCAGTGGAACTACCCGATGCAGCAGTTGCAGACGCGGCTCGCCGCACTCGGCGGCACGCCCTATGGCGGGACGACGGTGAGCACCATGCCGACAACCGGCGGCACCAGCCCGGCGATGGGGGCGCTCGGCGGCGCGGCGAGCGGCGCGTCGATGGGATCGATGTTCGGACCGTGGGGCACCGCGATCGGTGCCGTCGCCGGCGGCCTCTACGGGGGGCTAAGCGCGTGATGAGCGGAATGGGATTCGACCCCGAGTGGCTGAAGATGCTGGTCGATCAATGGGGCAACGCGGCCCATGCCGCGGCAACCGCGGCCCCCGCGACGGGCGCGGCCGGCACGGCGGGTACCGATCTCGCGAAGATGGCGGCCGGTACGCCGATCCCGGCCGAGGGCATCGACGGGCTCGGCAAGCCCGACGCCGCGGTCACGCCGGATGCGCGCGACCTCATGACGCGGCTCGGCCTGTCCGGGGGCGGCTTCAAGGATGGACAGCGCGTCGATGTGGCGGCGCTGCTGCGCGCGGCCCACGGCTTGGTAGGCGCCCAGGCCCGTGGGAGAGGACAGCCGGCGCCCATCGCGACCGGCGCCGCCCCGCCGGGCCACCGGCCGCAGGCCGGCGCGCTGCCGATGCGCCAGCCGATACCAGGCAACCCGTATCTGCGCACGGCGGTGCCGGGCGCGGCCGCGATCCGGCGCGGCCGGCGCGGGTTGCTCGATGAGGCGTAATGCGCAGCAGCCCCGGCCGGAGCGACGGCGCTGCTGCGTGGCAGGAAACGACGCCCAGCAATTCTGATGGCCGGCAGCGCAGGGAGCTTCTGAATGATGAGTGACACGCAGCAGAACCTGCCCAGCGCGATGTACCGCGAGGATGTGGGCGACATCAGTTTCCTCCTCGGGACCGCCGGCAATGGCAACCGCATTTTCCGGGGTGGCTTCGGACTACGGCACATCGCCGCGAAACGAAGCGCCGTCGACGGCGTGGACGGTGACGTCTGGGTGCGGGAACGCCTTCCCGAGATTCTCGCGCGCGGTCACCTGCAACGATTGTACAGGCCACCGAACGGGCGTCGGGCCGATATCGTTCTTGGCCGCGATCAGGTCACGCTCTCCCTGATGCGCGGATCCGTTCCGCACCGTTGAAGAGGCGCCATGAACCGCCTTCGCCTCCCGGTGGCGGGCAGCGCCGCGCCCAGCGTCCTCGAGTATGCAGGCTTCTTCATGGAGCTGGGAGGAGGCGCCGGCCGCCGTGCCGGCATCGCGCGACAGTCGCCGCATCCACGTCCCCGGCGAGCGGGCCTGCCCACCATTGCTCGGGGCGCCGACGCCAGGGCGCGCCCGGCCTCGGCTGCGAGGCCTGCCCGCCTGATCCTGCCGGACGGCGCCGCAGGGCAATGGTGA